GCGCATCCATTTCGGAAGGCGTAACAGCTTTGCGGCGTTGTAAACGGTAAGGCTCGGGTAACTATCCGGAATTTCCGGACACTTGACATTTTCCGTCAATGCACGTCTGAAGTTGATAGCCTTGTATTCAGACTGTAGGTGCATCGCGCCAAACTCGTAGGTTATCATGATTTGTCCTCCTCGAAAGCGAATACATAACGATGATTTTCTCCGATGATAACCTTGATTGGGTTGATATTTAATAAGCCGCCTGCCGTATAATTGCACGGACTTTTACCACTACATATGTCCGTGTCGCCATGTCCATCAAAACGACCTATACAGCTAAATCCAACGTATTTTTCAACGTCTTCTGGAACCATATCTAATGCCAGAAAATCATTGAACGTCTGGACATGACCGCACGAAGGACACACGAATCTCCACTCTTTTGGATCATCACCAAACAACTCGCGTCCCCGCTGTTTCCACTCTTCGTGAGTCATTTCGATTATCTGTTTCATGATGGGATCTCCACAGTATGCGTAACCGCGTCCGTGGAGTCGATAGCTTCGTAGCACTTTGCGCGGAACTGCTGGCTCAGGACTCGAAGATGGCGAGCCGTAATCTCGATGTCAGGAAAGAATAGCTGACCCTGGCAGTATGTGGGATGGTACGTCTTCCCTTCCCACTCAAACGTTGCTGTGATGATGGTATACTTCATGACTTCCTCCTTGTTGTTGGTCACAATATACAACCGTGCATATGCAAGCGCAAGAGGTGGAATGAACTCCGGGAGCACAAAAAGAACCCGGCGCATCACCACCGGGCTCCCAACAAAGAAGGTCATCATGGAAAGGGCCTTGGCTGCCCTCATAAGTAAGATAAGGTAAATAGAGGTAAGTGTCAAGTGCTCCCCGATGGAGCAGGAGGTATTGACAAGGTGCATATGCAGTGGTATATTTGGTCGTGGATAATGTTCTTTTAGCGGGAAGTGGCGGAAGCGGTTTCGACATATTTAACCGAAAAGTCGATATAAGTAGACGCACTGTGGTCGACCAGTCCATAAGCGTAGCGGTCTAGGAGTCGTAAGAACCGTTCAGGTTGCAGGTTCATATCCTGCCTTCCCGCGATTTTAAACTAAAGGAGGGGGTCGTGGAAATAAAAGATTGTGGTTTGTGCGGTGGAACCGCAAGCATATTTTTGCTTGATGCAGCAAGCGGAGATCTTTATGTTATGTGCCATGATTGCTGTATGCAAGGCCCTATTGCAAGACGATTCTCAAGAAGTAATGAAGAAGTAGAAGAAGAAGCCATTAAAGACTGGAATTATATCTGTGATGCAATTGTTGATAAAGTTACCAAGGAGTCAAAGTGACCCATCAAGAGAAAATCTTAGCCCTGATCGCTTCGGGCAAGTTCAGGAGCGACAGCCATTTGGCGCGTGTGCTTGACGTTCACACGACTACGCTCTGGCGTTGGAAGGCTGGAAAATCTGAACCGACAGACGAATATTGTCTAGCCAGGATAAACGTTGCCTACGATGAATACGTGGTGAAGCAATGCCAGTCGCGCCCCTAACGAGCGTCTACCAACGCGAGAACAGGCTTTCGCAAATATCTATTATCTATTTTGATACTGGAGACATGTTGGCTTATCAGATTAAAAGCAAGATCGACCCTGATTTCTACAGCCCTAAGCGCACGAAGTCTCCGCGCAACAAGGCTGCGAACGTTAAATACAACGTCAAGAAGATGCTAAAAGGTGTGGCGCACATCGAGGCGGCTAAGGAAACGATGGAGGTGGATCGTGGGTAACGATTGGAAAGAAAAATACGAAGAGTTAGTTTCAGATCTTGAGGATGAAGTTGCTGACCTAAAACAGCAATGTCTTGATCTCGAAATCATAAACTGTTCTCTCGAGCAGGAGAACGCCGAGCTGCGTAAGGATAAGGAAGTGTTGGACTGGCTCAATAAAAATAAAGAAATGGTCAGATATGGTAAAAACAATCGCACAAAGCTATGGCACTGGAACTTTTCATCACAAGAAAAGAACATACGAAAAGCTATAGACAAGGCCATGAAGGAGGAGTCATGATAGTTCCTATATTGATTATTGTTACATTATGTTTGCTTTGGACTTCTTTGGGAGCAGCAATAATTGGATCTTTTGTTTTCGCCTATGAAACACTTGGTAAATCGTCATTGTTTTTCTATATACCAATGTCTTTATGTTATATATGTGCAACAATTGTAATGATTGTATCAGCATACAAACGTGCGTTTTAGCATAACGCCCAACAGGGCATTAACCAACGATAGGAGCAAAGACATGAGCACCAAGTTTTACTTCCCAAGAGATTCCAAGGACGCTACGACCGGGCAGGTATCTTTTGAGGACTTGAAGGACGCTGGTATCGCTGTTTGCGTAGTTGTTGGTGCGCAGGGTGGACAACATGCTGATCTCGAAGGACAGGACGCGGGAGCCATGAGCGTGAACCCGGTAACATACCCGTTCACGAAAACTCAGACTGCTGCTGCTTACGCATCGGCTACGCACATGAAGGATGGAAATGAAGTCGGGTTCATCGAGTTTGATGATGATGTAGCGCAACCGGGAGATATTACTTTCGAGGACAAGGACGGGAACCCACTGGGGAATCATATACTTCCCGCTGAAGGATAAAGTTTAGCTTGCCCGTGGATGCGGATACCCGAAAGGATTCCGGGGCGCACAGTTAATTACTCGGAAGATTAATTGTTGCGTGTGGCTACTCCACGGGACGGCTAATTTTAAGGAGAACATCATGGACAGCAATAAAAGGCGTATAGCAGAATCAATTCTCCATATTCTATATATTATTTTCGGAATCCTCGCTCTTAATGAATGGAAATCTCATCCGATACTTTGTTCATTAATTGGCGTTCCGGTATTCGTTCATATCGGATACTTATATAAATATTTACAAGGCAAAAGCGACACCAATGATCTAAGAAAATATGCACACAGCGCATCTTTTGCGGTAGAATCTACCGCTTGCATATTAGTCATCTTTCCCAATACACCATACTTCGGAATTATCCATATTTATATGATGATTTTTGCATTTATGATGATTTATATAGCATCAATGAGTGAAAGCGAAAATAGGGAAGCTATAGATATAAGGGCAGCTAATATAACTTACAAACTGTCGATCTTCATTATTTCAAGTTCAATGATTTCCATATTCATAAACCTTCCAAACTGGCACTTAATAGCTTACCTGTCTGCACCGATTTTATTCTACGGTATCGCATCATTGGTAATAGCCCATTTCTGGCTGAACCGCAACTACATGGGTAGGCTAATCACAGCGACCTCGCTTGTCGCAGTGCTGTACGTGTGGGGGATGGTGATATGAAAGGGAAGATAAGAGACGGGATCGTCTGTATGGTCATAATGGCTATGGCTTGTGTTTTGGTTTGCACATTCTGGTTCAAGTATTATGCTGGATGGGAAAAGGAATACATAAAAGGAATAACAAACGATACGACATACCTCGAAAAACCAAAAGATTTAAAAGATAGTCTGCGTGTAAGCGCAACATATGACAGCGCAGACTTTCAGCTTGGATACTAATGATTTGACGGAGAAACAAAATGACTAGCTTCGTTCGGTTCAACACGTTCACGGGCGAGTATGTATGGTGCGGTAAAAGACTGATCAACTTCTCCGCAGGCGCAAAACCTTGGTTCCAGGAGCCAAGCGTTTCGGTGCTCGATAGCTTAGAACACATTTGGAGGTAAAGATGAGTATGACGAAATCAGAAAAAAAGAAAATGAAGCAGCTTGAAGATGAAGTCGCACGACTAGACAAACTTCTTACAGAATGGAGGGATTGGGCTGGAGAGGTTTCTGGAGACAAAAAATACTTTAATAACACCTGTATAGAAGATTTCCAGAAAACAGTCGAAAATAGAATTAGTTCTATTGAATACGATAGAGATAAATTCAGTAGTGATATTAGCGAAAAATATAATGAAATATATAAACTTAAGTCGAAACTAAAAAAACTTGAACCGTTTGCATGTCATTTGAAACAACAGTGCCTATTAACTGATTTGTTTAAGAAAAAGGACGAGGTTATCGCGATGGATGATTATACAATGAAGCGCTATGGTCCATCGGATGCATATCAAGAGTGGAGGTAAAGATGAGTTGGAAGCCACCAGAAGATTCTTGCAGTACATGCAAATATTTTAAGCATGTAGAGGAAGATGAAGGTAAATGTGAAAATCCAGAAGTATGGTTAATACCAGAAGATAGAATTACGTATGAGGACGATTGGTGCGACCTATGGGAAGATAAAGACGAAGAATGATCCTCCCCGGCCTGAGCCATTATCGCCTCGTGATCGCTTGCGACAAGTGCAATGACCGCGCAGAGTTCACGGGAACAACGCTAGCCGATGCGATGAAAAAAGCGCAAGAGCACGGGTGGACATTTGAACGACAGGGAGAAAAGTGCCCGAAGTGTGGAAAGGAGAAATCATGAAATGGAGACCGATACTATTCAAATCTGATTCTGTCCAAAAGATCATGGACGGAACGAAAACACAGACTAGACGGCCTGTGAAGCCTCAGCCAAAATATTTATCTGGGTTGCCGTGTGATAGTGATGGATGGTTTTGGGAAAAAAACAAAAATAACATGATACATACATGGAAAACGTATCCATTCATGCCTTACATGGTAAAAGATTCACCATACGGAAGACCAGGAGACGGGCTGTGGGTGAAGGAGACGTGGTGGCAAAGACAGGAAGATGGAGTCTCTTTATATCATTGTGATGGAAATTTATTTTTTCATAAAGATTCATTAGCTCATAGAATGGGTCTCGGAAATTATCCAGTAGACGATGATACTGACCCTAAAATACATGGATTTATTAAAAAACCATCCATGTTCATGCCGAAGTGGGCTTGCCGGAACTTCCTTCTCGTGAAGAGCGTCATGGTGGAACGGGTGCAGGATATTTTGCCGTGTGATATACAAAAGGAAGGCTGTAACTATAGGTATAGCGGATTTGATCCAGACCAAGCTCCAAATTACGAAGCATGGTTTAAGAGAGCTTGGGAACACATATATCCCAAAGGAGACTACATGTGGGACTCAAACCCTTGGGTATGGGTATACGAGTTCGAGCGCACAGAGAAGCCAAAGAATTGGCCAGAAGTGTAAAGCATAGGAGAGTATCATGGGTAAGATGAGATTCAAGAGAACAAACATCGTTTTCATTCCAGCAGTAATAACGGAAGTAAACGAAGACGAAGATTTAATGAGCTATGATGTAGAGTTTCTTCCAGAATGCACATTTGTAAATGAAGATGGAGACCCATTCGAACGTCCATCACTTACGTTTTTTAAGGAAGAGCTTGAAAGTTTAGCGCGTGAAGGTAAAATAGCTTTACGATAGAAGTGTAAACCATAGGAGGATGTGATGAAGTTTAGAAAAAAGCCAGTTGTAATCGAGGCAGAACAGTACACCAGGATGGGAATAGATGCTGAACGTGTTGCCAATTGGTGCGGTGGAAAACAAACAGATGAAGGATGTGAAATTAAAACCCTTGAGGGAACAATGCTCGCAAATTACGGAGACTGGATCATCAAGGGAGTAAATGGAGAATTTTATCCATGTAAGCCAGACATATTTGATAAAACCTATGAAGCCCTGTAATCCGTAGCGTAGAACCCGCTTCCCTTGAAAATAACAGGCCCCGTAGAGCCGAACACTCTCGGGGCTTCTTTCTTGCACTTGGGACACGGGGCCGCCATTGAATACGACATGGGCAAGCGTTTCGTGAAGTTCCCGCACTTCGGGCATCGATAGGTGTAGATCGGCATTATGGTCTAGACTGCAAGTGCATGTGCATTCCAGGTGCGCCTCTGTTTTCGTGATACAAGGCCGTTACGCCGGGTTTTCCGTCAGATCTGAACCCGTAGGGCCACCGCATGTTAATCAGCGTCTCAAACAGCTCTGCCACGCCTTCAGGCCACGATCTGACAGACAGATCCACGCCGCGCCAGAACCCATGTACTCCGGGATCTCCTTCGCGATACACGCTGGTTACCTCGCAATCTACCTGCATAAGTGCGCAAAGATGATCTACCCATTGCACGACCTTGCGAAGGTTATCATTTAACTTATCGCTATGGAACTGTTCGTAGGCTAGTGGTGTCTTGAACTTCATGTCTTCTCCTAAGTAAGATAGCCCCAAAACTTCTTATATTTTGGCTGTACTTCTGGCTTTTTCTTGGCTAGTCTGCGTTCTTTGCGTCGCTTTAATTTTTTCATTGCCTTATGACCATGCATCGTTAATCCAACGCTCATGATCTCCTCCTCTTGTTGAATTACGCCTTATTTCGCTGAACCCAAGCCGTTGCGACCTTCTCCACGCTGTCAATAAAAGACTGTCCCAAGATCAGTGCTCCGCTCACGATTCCGTCAATGGTAGTCGTCCAGAACGCAACCTTGTTCCAATCCTCTTTCATGGCTGCGATTACGAACAATAATGCGACAGGCTGAAACAAAAACCACACTATCGCCTTACGACTTTCCGCTAGTTTCTTGAACATGGTTGCTCCTTAAAATGCAAAAACTTCTTGAGCCAGTCTACGCTGTGCGATCTCTACATATTTTGGCTCTATTTCAAATCCTAAAAACTGTCTCCCAAGTTCCTTAGCTGCTACCAATGTGGTTCCGGAACCAGCGAAAGGGTCTAGGATGATATCGTCTTTGTTTGTGCTTGTTACAATCAAATCCTTCATAAGAGAAATTGGCTTTTCTGTTTTATGAATATTGCTTTTTCCACTGGGGTGTCTCAACACAACACTTCTGCAAAATCCATTATATGTTGCTCCTTGCTTTTTACCAAATACACACCACTCAATAGAAGATAACCAGATGTGTTCTCCGTTCATTGGAGACGGATTTGTTTTTTCCCAAACTATAAATCTTGTTGATAATTCATTACATATAAAAATTTCTCTTATCTCATTTATGTGTTTGGCTCCGCAAAATACGTAAATTGATCCCCTTGAAATTCTACAGAACTCTATAGACATATCTAGAGAACTAACAGTTTCAATGTCAGCCAAACCTTTATCTAAACATCTCAATCCATTACTTTTCCTATTCACCTCTCCGTATGGTATGTCAGTCACAATAGCATCCACGCAATTTTCCGGTAGTTGTTTCATCGCCTCAAGGCAATCGCAGCAGTAAATCTCGTTGAGCTTAAATGGACCTAATTTATTACTAATCAGTCTATCCTCCACCCAACACTAACCAGATACGACCCATCGTACCCGGCTGACAACAGCAACCCTTTCCAGACACGGACACCTACGCCTACATAGGCACGGACCTCAGCAGTCTCGTTGTCAAGGTGATATCCTGCACCTACGCCTCCGTGAAGGTATATCCTGCCGTATGGTCTAATATAAGCACCAACAAGGCCCAAGGGAAGAGCTGGAGAATATCCCGCACCGACCACGAGCCCGAAAACTCCATCATTCTGTGAGTTACCTTCACTGGGGTTTGACAGTACCGGGCCTGTCGATGTGGGTTGCTTGACGATCGTCTCGGGCTTGTAGCGGGTACTGGAATCTATCCGGTGCTTTTTCGTGATGATAGGTTCAGTGGTCTGTCGTGTGGTATCATGAACCTCTACTTCCACTATCAAAGGCTCATCGGGTCCAACTACGGTATTCGGCGGGATCGTTACTTTCACCTTCGTCTTGTGGCCGGACTCCTTGACGGTGCTGTCCTGTTTGGTGGTTTCAACCTCGTCATGGGTCTCCTGTTCTATTTCAGGAGCTGCTGGCACAGGATCAGTAGCAGCAGGCTTAGATCGAAACAACAGGAACGCGGCCACCAACACAGCCGCAAGGATCAATAGTGATAGCTTCCAGTGGCCTTTTACCCACTCGATAGCCTTAATAATGGTTGCAATCATGTCTCCTCCCTTTCGAGGCACTACTTCATGAAGTGGTTCAAGAATGGGTTACCAATAGCAGCGACAATAAGCCCAAACAGTAACCACTTAATCTTAGCAAAATCCTTTTCTATCTTCATCCTGAACCCCGTATTTAGATCAACTTGCTGCCTGAGTCCGGCCTTTCCGTTCCCGGTTATGGCTTCCTTTATCTCCTTTGATGTTCCTTGTATCTCTTCAATTCGAGCATCTATATTCTTGAACTTTTCAGCCGCAAGCACAAGGAATGCAGAATCCTTTTCCTGTGATGCTTCCAGTTTTGCTAGTCGATCCTCCAAATATTTAATACGCTCCTCATTTATGGACATAATAACCTCTCGTAGCTATATCTTTACAAGTGTGAATCCGCCGTAGCTTATCGTTATGTTCGAGTCATCCGTAACATTTTCAATGCGTAGCGTAATCTTATCTCCTGAACTTATCGAATCGATGATGCCAGACCCGGAGATTGATCTTGCAGCCGTAACCGTGATATTGATAGATTGTTCAGTGGAATTTATCTCCGTATCGTTTACAAATACGACCACATGAAACTCTTTGTTCGCAGCAGCAGCGGAAGCAGAAAGACTCCATGATACAAACACAGATCCCTGTATGTCAGCATCAGCAACTAGAGCAGAGTCACCCTCAGCTGTAAACCCTATCAGAGAAGCCGAACTGTCCAGAATAGTAACGGTATGGTATGAGTCAGCAGCCGCTATAGTAGTTGCCGTAGCGTTTCCATAGGCGTAAAGTTCACCGTGCTCGGTCAATGGACCGTTCGTGTCAGCTCCGTGCATCACGATCCAGGATGTTCCGTTGTAGCGTTCAATGACAAGGCTATCAGAACCGTTATCGCGGATGCGCCAGTCCGTGCTGTCAACAGAACCCGGGTCTGCACCGCCAAGATACAACACTCCGTTCTGGTTGAGTTCGACTAGCCACGAGGTTGCGATCATACCACCACCCCATGATCCGCACAGAATAAGCAAGGATAAACCAAGCCACGGAATCCATCTCTTCATATCTAATCCCTCCAAGGTTCAGCTAGTGGATTCCCCCATGGACCTGTCCCGAACCATGGTATGCTCGGTGTGCCACCAGCAGCCGGGAAAGCACCGATATACAGGCCACCATTAGAAGCAGACTTCAGCGGAACTCCGTTCGTTGCTTTGGCGAACCATGACAGGTAAAATCCTGCTCCGTAATATGGATATTGCGTTACAGCGTACAGGTTGCTCGCTGTGGTAATTCCGCTGGTATCTATCGAACTGTAGAACCCGGTATAGAATACATTCAGGTTGCTTCCGTCCTGTCCGGCAAGATCTTTCGTATTGCTGGAGAACAGACTGTTAATAATGACAACCTCTCCGCTATCATCTGATCCGTTAGTCAATAATCCAAACGGAGACAGGTTTACGGTCATGTTTTCCAGGTAGCTGCTATCGGCAGGATTGGTTTCTACAAAATAAATGTCAGCAGTAGAGCAACTGTCCACAAGTATATGTGATGCGTAAATCTGTGCTCCGGAACCACTTACGGTTAAACCGTACTGGGGTCCATCGTATACCTGAAAAGAATCAGCGGTAAGTGTGACCCCGGCTCCAACGGAAATCATATCGTAGCCTGCAGGAAGCTGTGATCCCGTAAAGATGGTCTTGTCCGGACCGGCTCCGATCATGGACAATGAAGAGTCTATGAACGTGATGGGACCGCAATAGGAACCAGCAGCCACCACCAACGAATCATCAGCAACAAGTATCCCTGCGGAAGGGTGCGGGTTCAAAAAGTCGTCTGTTCCATCCAGAACCGAGATCAGGCTGTCATATACGGCATCTCTTGCTGTGCCGCGAAGTATTCCCCTGTATGCGAAAACGAACGGCATCTCCCATAGGCCGTAAGTAGTAGCTAACGGAGTTGGCCGCTGGCCAAAAGCTATGGTCTGATCCCCATCTCCATTGTAGTTTCCCGTTCCCCATACAACAGCTTCACCGTCAACAGATATCCCCACACTATCTCCCCCAGCCGCAGCTACATCCTTAAAAGATGCCGTAACTACATGCCAATGCCAGTCAGGGAATTTAATAGTTGAACTTACGCTGCTTAATCCATCAAGCAAAGCCTGGAAGTTTCCAAGACGAGCCGCTCCAACATCCAGCTCATAACCACGCATTTCATAACCAGCAGTACCAAGTTCTAAACACGACACAATCTGAGGAAACTGGTTATCATAAACCGTACTGTCTTTGTCCCATGCACGAACCAAAGCGACCCACGTAATCCCGGTAGTACCAACGTCAAATGAATCACGGGACGCAGCGACAACCGTATCGTAATCCGTTGCTCCATCTAAGTAACGGGATTTAAGCGTATCGGCGAATGCGCGGATCGAATAAACACCTGCGCCAAGCCCTACCGAAAAGTCACCTGCGCTACGGGCATCCGTAAACCACCCGTTCGGGCCGTTCGCCCACAAACAGATGATATCCTCGGCAGCAACAAGTCCACCCGTCAGGGAGTCTATATCTGCCCGGCTGTAGATCACCTTTCCGCCAGATGCGGCAGAAGTTGCCTCCGTGGTGCTTACGTTGTAGCTGGCTGCGAACGCAACCGATGAAAGCAACGCCACTAGAAGTATGGCTAATCTTTGTCGCATTTATGCACCTCTAGTAAAACTAGTACTATTCTCCAGTAGTCCATGACGGGCTCACTCCCAACTTTCGCGCCTGCTTGGCGTTAAGTACCTTGATCGTAGGGTTCTTCAGGTAAACAGTTCTCTGTGAATCAGCCGTAGCGTGTTTCAACGATACCATTACAGAATCCTCTGCCACGTTATACCGTACAGAATTGTACGTGTTCGGAGGAACAAGACCCGGATTGAACTGCGAGGTCTTGATATACAGAAACACGCTAAAGCACATAATGGCGTTAAATACCATCAGTAGTACTTTCCTCATGGCTTGGTCTCCCTACTGAATATACATGGAAAAATCACACGCTTCAGTGTTAGCGTCTGTTTTCGTAAACTTTACAAGGAACCCCCAACATGGTCCCCATGGATGAGATGTACCGCTTTTCCACGTATCGAAATCAAACTGATATTCCGTGTTTGCGGCAAGACTTACGCCAGAAGTAAGATCACAAAGATCAAGGGAGTCCGCTGTACCAGTTGCATCAAACACTTTTCGCTGAACAAGAGTTATCTGCGCATTTGTACTGAACTGGTTCTGATACGTTCCACTACACGGGAAAGCCCAAATCTTCAACGTCATCGCAGCTTTAGGCTTAACCAACAACGTAGGATAGCCTAATACTAGCGGACTAGCTCCATTGTTGGGAAATGCAAACCAAATTGAATCTACAGTAGTTTGCTGGACAGAGTCCTCAATGCTCTCTGTTGGGTTCTGCATTGACACAACACTCCCTGCACTGGAAAGTGGTGTCAGCGTCACCGGAGGAGCTTGAGTGATCGGCTGCGCAGCAAGAATGCCAGTCAGCAAAGAGACAAGCACCGCAATTGACAGCTTTTTCATGTTACTGGTTCCTCTGTTCGCGTAGCAGTTCTTTGATCCGCCCGCGCTGTATCTTTCGTTCTTCTTTAACTCGTGTTTTTCTTAGCTTTGAAGATGAAGACTTTTCAAACTTAACCATATCGTCTATTAGCTGTTCAGATTCAATCTCAAGTTTTTGCATTTGTTTCTCTATAGAATCAACGCGCCGTTGATAGATGTCCGGATCTATCTTTCCCCGTTTAATCTGACTTTGATAAAGCCTTATCTGACCCTTGTACTCCTGCAATTGTTTGTCAAGTTCTACAGAGTAATAGGTCATTGCTTTTACTGGATCTTGCGGAAACAACCGGAATCCTAGCATAAATTTACCATATTTTTCACGCTTACTAAGCTGTCCGTCTCCGCGATCAAAGAATAATTGATCTATAGTACTTAAAAGTCTAAGGTTGCGAAGAACATGAGATCCCCAACGCTTGCGCATTTCCATGCCAAGGAACTGTTCTTTTTCTCCGGGTGAACGCTCAATTGGACCGCCAAAGAATAAATCATACCCACCATTAGGGAGCAGATTTTGCAAGGGCTCCTTTACTAGAGGCGTCAAGTTGCCTGTTACGATCTCCAATGCGCTTTGTGGGTTCGTTATCTGCATCAGGTCACCGATTGGAAGATAGCCAGCGATACTGAGATACTCTTCAGTACCATCCGGCAACGTGCGAACACGAACCGGATAATTGTTCTGCAACCAACTCGACAGGTACTTTGCTGGCATTGCGAACTCAGGATTCTCTGAACGTTCACTTACTGCCCTGCGTCCCTTTTCAATCGTACTGGCAAATCCTGGTTGCGTAATAATTTTTTCTGCCTGTAGCGGCAAATTTTTCCTTGTCCACGAATAGAACGGGAAAGCGGTGCGAAATATCTGTCTTTCTGCGTTTGTAAGTTCTCCGTAATCAAATAGATATTTCTTTACAGAAAGTGCAGAATTCTGAGCGATAATCTCACGAAGTTCAGGGGTTATCTCTTGACCAGCAGCTTTGGCTACTTGTATTCCCTCATCAAACTTGCTAAGGAAATGTGCTAATCTGGCGTTATCTTCAATTGCTGTTCCTACTGCACGTCCTGCAAGGTTGAGGGCGCTTGTTTGGCCAAATCCTAGTGTACCCTTTACTGTTGCTCCTTTCATGGCCTTTGCTAACTGTTCGCCGTATTCAGTCTGGAAGAACCCGGTATTTATCGCTCCATATCTACTTGCCAACTCCATAAGTTCACGATCAGCAGCATTAACAATCTTTCCTATTTCTCCCTTAGACTTTGCAAGACCAAGCTGCAACTCTCCTGCCTTGGCATAAAAAGATGGATCGTAGACCCCGCCAAGCATGTTATTCGCGATATTTGATACAAGGTTGCGCATGTGATATGCAGGGAACAGGGACAACGTGTTCCTCTTCCACCAGTTCTGCGTTGCATTAAATATCCTAACAATCGGATACATGTCCGCTAGATTTTTGTGAACTTTGTTAAGCTCTCCAGCTACTTCTTCCGGAAGAATGTAAAGCGTTCCTCTCTTTTTTGATATTTCTTTTAATGCTTCCTTGATTGGCTTAGCTTCTTCCTTACCTAGGGCTTTCGTTATATCAGCAAGTTTTGTTCCTTTCTGGTCAGCATCGAATATTGATTCTATTTGTTGAAGTCCCGCCTTAGCGTTATCTGACAGTTTTTCAAAATCAAGCTCTGCCATTGCTCGCGTAAAATCACGCTTATCAAGGTAGATTCCTTTACCAACCTCTTGGGACGCCGTCTTGGCTATTTTATCAAGACTGTACATTGTCTTATCTTTAATGACCTGAGCTTCCTTGTTTTTCACAAAAAAGTCAATACTTTCATCTATGAACTGACGAGCTGCTACTGATCTGGCGGTACGATCTGCACGTATGGCACCAAGCAAGTACGGATCATCTTCGAAGAACTTAAATCCGAGGTGGGCCATTTGTTCGTTAGCTTCCGCTACAGTCTTGTTTGCAGAGAACTCACGTTGAAGCATCGAGGCATGTTTCGGTTGCCATTCAAGAGTATTTGCAGGAACCCTTTTTGTCTTAATAAGATGTTCCTTAGCTTCCTTGGTTAAAGCATGAAGCCAGTAGTCTACATCACCCTGTAGTTCACCAGCATAGAGTCCAGCGTTACGTTCGATTGGAAGTAGTTCTGAACCAACAGTCTTTAACCGTTCTGCTTCTGCTGTAATGGCTTCTAGTTGAGGCTTTGACAACTGGTTCAACCTTGCGCTTCCCGGTCTTTCAATTTCCTCAAGTAATGCCGTATTCCAGCTATCCATATTCAGCCCAACGGACTTTGCAAGTTTCCTGCCGTCCTTGTTTGCATTTAAGTATCTTCGAGTATACTGGCTTGACAAAGATCCCCTGAACCAACGAGCCTTATTGCTGAACCAGTCCATAACCGGATGGCTTGTCTCTGTCCAGAATGTCCTGCCTAATCCCTGCCATGCCCGGTTTTCCCGTGAAGCCTCTCGAATCTTGTCTACAACGCGGAAAATAGGCTCGTTAATCGTTTTTGGTATAATACTCTTACCGAACAGATTTGCAATAGAAATCTCGCCTCTAGCTGCCTTTTCTGAGAGTTTCATGGATATATTCTTGGCAGGACTGCGCAGCATGGCAGCAGCTCTTCCGGCCTTGGTTGCCCCAAGGGTCATGGAAGTGGTTGGATCTAGACCTATATCAAGAGCAAGACCAGATATTTCTTGTGTCTGCTTCAGGGTTGGTCCCTCAAGAAACTGTCCTGATACTATAGGGTTAGGAGTTGGTATGCGTACGTCTTCCGCGCCCTCGATAGGAAATTTTCTGCCTATGACCGTCCCGAACGTAGGATCTTGCTCGAACTCTCTGCCAAACGCTTTCCAGAATGCCTCTCCCTCTGGACGTTGACCCGCGAGGATCAATGACGACTCAACGCGAGGTATGATTGTCAGGAGTTGCGCTAACTTGCTACGCCCTGCATCTGTAGATTCTTTCTCGGGCAGACTGGTAGGATCTACTGTTCGCGTAGAAACAGGCTCGGCAGTAGCTTGCAGAGAGATCTTATCTGGAAGTTCAATTCCAGTAGTGTCAGATCCAGCAAATTTAGCTTTAACCCTTTCAAGGCTTAATGCAGGTCTTTGCTGATCATCTTCTTGTAGCTTAGATCTTACTCTTTCCAGGCTGACAGCCATTATTCCACCTTAATACCAAAGTCACGAGCCAATGAAATGAATACCTCTTCCGGGCTTTCGTAGGCACCGGGAGCAGATTTATATATACGTTTTGAGGCATCTACCAATGTGCTTTCAAGCGCATCGGTGTCGTCCCAAATATCCGTTTCAATCTTCGATCCTGTAAACGATTTATCGTAAAGCAAGTCGTTAAGTATGTTAATCTCACGCTGATAAGCTATTGAAGCCTTTTCTCCAGCCTTTCCCTGGATTCGCTTTTGCTCTTTTTCTTGTGCAGCCTTAAGTTTGTCGGCTTCTATTTTTTCTCGAGAACGCATTTTTTCTTTTTCTGTCTCTTCTTTACCTTTGGCTATTTTTTCTTTAGATCCAATCAATTTATCAAGTCTTTCCATCATCGCATCTAGCTTTGCCGTATTCCGCTCTGTTGCACCAGCTTCTCTTATCTTTGCCAGTTCTTCGCGAATCCCTTGTCGAAGCTGATTCATTTCTTCTTTAGATTGAATCTCTTCACGCCTTAACTGTTGCTCTTGGCCAAATTCAAACGCTCCACGTTCGGCCTCAAATTCAGCTAACTTTTGTTCGTTCAGCATCTCCGCCTGTTTCTGATTCAGAGAGGTTTCGGCAAGTGCGCGTTGTTCGGCAAGTTGTTTATTCTGCATTTGTGAAGAAATAAATCCAGGTACAGCTCCTCCAATATCACTAGCAATCCCAGTAATCAGGTCAGATTCAAGCTGATTTTTAGCGATGTCTATATCAGCAAGTTCTCCACGCTTGCGTGAACGAAGCACTGCATCAGCCAATGCCCTGCGTTGTTCAATATCTCCCGTCTGTTCAGCTTCAGTTTGTGCAAACTTCTGTTCTACAAGAGCTTGTGTTGCCTGTTGATCAGGTGTAAGTCCAGAAGTAGCAAGTTGCCTGCTTGTACGCATCCTTGATGCGAGGCCGGCTTTCTCTCGCTGTGATTGTGACCGTGCAAAGATATCTCCCTGTTCGATCTCTCGTTTTGTTTCACGTTCACGCCTGCGCAATGCTCTTCGTTCCTGTCCTGCCGAATACAACCTGCCTCCAACATTAACAGCAGTTTGGAATAACTGTAAGTATGGATTCGCTTTTTCAAGACCCGTCATTTCCGGAGCAACCGTTGCTGGCTGTAATAGATCCGGGAACTGTGGCTCTGCTGTTGTTTCCTGCACAGGCTTGCTAAGGCTTCGGACAAACGCATTTCTTCCCGAAGTCGTACCTCTTGGACGGCTGAGGAGCTGCAATTTACCGCGTTCGTCTCCAAGCTGCGAAAACTGATTGCGTTGCCGCTGTTCTTTCAAAAATTGTTCAAATGGATCGGCCACAATTCACCTCGCTAAATCTTTAGTCCGTGATAGTACGCTTCAATCGTTGCTTCACCGATAGCCGTAATACCTATAGAACTATCTGTTATAAGTAATGCAAACAGATCATCTGTAGTCATGAATCCCCTTACCCATCCCTGACCGGTAAGTGCTGTCTTCGACACGGGTGTTCCAGCCGTTGCAAGTCGATATGGAGTTACCGTTAGCGTTGTTGAAATCGCCGTTGCAGATTCTTTAGCAAGACGCAGATAGATGTTCTGTAATCTCATCATAGGCTGAGGAACGCCTGATTTAGCCATAGACGAAAGCCTGTCTATCCACTCAATGTTTATAAATGGGTTGTATCCGGTTCCGTCTGCCTTATCCTGCTCGTCCGTATCAACATCACTGCAAATACCTATGTTCGTGGTCGTACTGACCATAACATTTCCTTCAGGTCCAAGCTGAGATTGGATATATGCAGTAATCCCCGTAACAGGTCCGGTCGTATTGTATACGTAATCAAGAGACCATAAACCAAAATTAAACCAATATGTAAAGTAATATGAACCACTTGTATTTGGTATTCGTAGCGATATATTGTTCTTTGCGTTGGTTGCAGAACTTGCCCCGAACTTGGGTAACGTCATGACAAGACGATCACTCGCAACTGTAAGAGAAAGATATTCAAACGTCTTACTATCCGTAAACGTGTCCCTGAAATATTTCTGCTGGATCTCGTTAAACAACAATCTTTGCCCGGAGATTGGTGAAATATCTTCCCTGGATCTCGCCTCGCTATACGTTACTACCCACGGCCCGTACAATGGATCACACCCGAATATGCCCTGTTCAGAACGCTCGAGACTCCATCCAAGATGACCGTATCTTAATGGAACATCTTCTATCTCGAATACCCACTGATCTCCAACCAGTTTGTATTTCCCAAAATAGGACTGGTGCTTTCCCGTAACAATGAACCTGTATTCATCGAGAAAGGCTATACCGGTTATTTCAATTGGCAATGTTTCCGCGAGATCAAACCTTGCGTTTCTGTCACCATCTACTCCGTTTGTGGTTCCTCTAAGAACATTGTCATCAAATCGACCGCTATTCCATGTTTTTGCGATCAGCTTTCGTTTACCGCTCGGACTTTCCGCGCTGTGGTAGTAATTGAAATAGGGTACGCTGTATCCTGCATTTGCATCATCAGGAAATGGCATAGGAAATGATCTGTCAACCTCATCAAGTGTAGTCAGAAAAAGATTGATCTTTTCATTGTCAGCATCAACATTGGTCCATGGATAACAGAACCTTATTGTTCTTTCCTCGTTTGCTGTCCATGCGGCCGGCAATGTAGAGCTTCCAGATCCGGCAAATGTAAGATAGCATTGAGCCTGCAAGTTGTTTAAATCGCCTTGATTTCTGTAGAACCAGTTATTCATGATTCCGGTACCAAACAGGCTATCTACTTCAATGTGGACATTATCCGTAGCTGCCAGCACAGTAGGATACCGATTATGGCTGAATTGAGACCTGTAGACTGGACTTTTTAGCCTTACCCTTCCTCCAGTTCCACTTACGGTCTCACGCACAGCACGGACTTCTATCCCATCAAGAGACAGTTGCCTGTTAAATCTATCACTGGTCGTCCATTTGGAAGCGTCTGCCCATTGAGCCCCAAATAGTGTTTGGTCTAGTGGTTCATATTGTCTTCCGTTCAAATCAACGATTCGCCATAAAGAAAACTGTATGTCTTCAGGCTCCGTATAGTTTGACCCATACCCTGGCGGCAAGTTCTGGCCCGGATCTCTGGAATTGGTCCAGAAAGCATCACCCTTCATCGGATTTGTATACTTAACAAATACAGCTAGTCCTCGTATATTCGGGCGCAATTTGTCCAGTGCCGTTTTTACGTTGTTGATCTGTAGCTGTATAGTTACTCCACGCATGTATGCGTCATGATTTCCTATAAAACTAGAACCTTCATTTGGATCATAGTATTGAAATGTCAGGTTAAGTGCTTTCCCTTCCTGAAAGTATTCCAGATTTTTTATAGGTGGACCAAATTCTCCTTGATCGTCTATGGGACATACAGCAAATTGATAATGCCCCAATGGACAATTACCGGACTGCTGGAGAACACTGTCATCTCCAGATTCATAATTAAGAACATCCTGTTTGTAAAGTAGCGTACCCGTAAATGGCCTGTTAGCATCACCTGAAATCTGACTGCTGTCTGTCTCGGGAATAACCGACGTAGCAATAAGCGTAAATTCATTGTTAAATGATGGTTTTTCAGGAACAGCAACTCCTGAAGCAGTTTTACTTATCGCCCCACTACGATCAGCCTCTGTACCTGAACTTGGATGCGAAAAGAACCCGTCATGATTGCCGCCATTATCTTTACCTCCCTTTCGTATAACCGGGAACAATCTCAACGGAACGGATTCGTCCGCATATCTTCCCTGAGGCGCACTGATAAACCCTCTTGAAGATACATGCCATGGGGCAAGACCTCCTACAGGATACATCCATGAGCCTTCCCACCAAACGGGATAAGCGTTATTACTGGTTGCTGTGTGGGCCGTGGAGTCTTTCCACGTTCCAAGATCTGACCAGTTCGCTGCTGTGTATCGTAGGGCAACCGTATAGGACTCTACGCCGAAGTCGAGTAAATCAGCACTTGGTACATTATCATCAACATATTGTATGTAAAGAAGATCACGCAAAACATTTGAATTACTGACAAGCAAGCGTTGCCCAGGAAGATAGCCGATATTTGCGATATATGATGTTGTGTATCCAGTCTGGCGAGGACGTGCCTGAATAAATGGCCTGCGCTTGACAAAGTATCCCGGTCTCCTGCTTGGATCAGCGTTTTCAAGTCGTGAGTAGAAACCTTTCTCTACAGGATAGTCCTGTGCATCTCCATCCGAATAGGGTGTATGCCCACCCGGGTAGAAGCTGACGCTTGCTACTCCGGGAGCTGCTGTGAAATATATGCTCTTAAAAAGCCTTGGCATCGCTACCTCGCTGAATCCATGGCAACTATTCCTCCCGTTAGACGTACATTTGTGGCATTTACATATCCACCCTTGCGTATGCCATTAGAGCCAAGATTAACATAATTGCAATCAGGCCATACGGTTACAAATCTAACAATATTCGAATATGTCTGTATTCCATCATAGGTTGTGTCTGAAGCATCAAGCGCAGTACTGAACATTTCCATATTATTATAAATATTAGATCTTACAGCAGTTCCATTTGCAGTACTGTCTCCAAACGTAATCAAGGTATCAAGTATCCCGTGCCAGTGCTTTTTCGTTCCATACTGTGTACCATATTCAAGATACACGGCAGCAAGAACGAACGAATCCTGTCCGGTAGGAACCACAAGCGAAGCCAATGCCTGTAGCCCTCCTGTCATATTTAGCTTTCCACCGATGTAGTACGGCTTTGAATAATAGGTTAGAAGACTATCGAATGTTCCGTCAAAATAGTAGCTTGAGTCCTCTTCAAGACTATCACGGCTTACGTTGATCAGAAAATCACTTGCGTCTATGGCACCAAAATTATATTCAAGACCATCCTGGTTCATGCGCGTTTCTGAACCTTGCGCATATTGAGCAATATTCTTAAGCGCGGTCCAGGATTCCTGCTGTGTAGTAGCTGCTACCAGCAACAGGAAACCTGCGAAAAGTATCATAGCAAGTTTATCTTTCATGCCTATATCCACCCGTTAGGAACAAAGATGAAAGCCCGGTCCGTCTGGTTACGATAGGAAAATACCCCGTCTACTAACTTGTAAGATCCGCGCATGACACGTTCTTCAGGGAAGTTCATTTTCCTGTACTCTTCCAGTTCCGATCGAGCACGAGCCCATTCACGCTCATATATCTCTAAACGTGTATCCTCACTCGATGCTGCCGCCAGGCGAGCCGCAAGCAATGGGACATGCTCCTGTAGCTGTTCGGGAATGATGTTTTCCGCCAGATCCGTACCTACAGCGGGGAGATTTTCGCTCTGGACAATCCATGACAACCACAATGTTCCAGCAGGAGCATCTCCTGATGGTGGATATATCTGGTTGTAGAATATGTCCTGTACGTCCTGCCAGCGAACAAAGTTTAATGGATGACGAACATACGTCCCCTCTTCCATCCAAACCCCAGTAGCATCACCTACATAGGCAACCGTAGATCCACTTGAATCCAGTATTTCAAATGTGTTGGTTGCTGAGGCATCTACCGTATAACGACCGTTGGCAAGATTGGTAGTATTGGAGCTATCGAAAATCTGGATAATATCTCCATCTGACAGTCCATGAGCCGCTGAATTTATCGTAGCATCACCACCAACATCTGTAACACTCGTAATCGCGGCAGAATTTCCTCTTGCAAACTGAACGCTCGGCCTCCCAACCTGCACCTCACCAGAGGCCAGGGTGGGAAGGACCGAAGCGCGAGGATATTCCGTCACCTGAGCGGCTGAAGCGATCACCTTTGTTTTCATGTATGTTGCGTACGTCTTTGTAATCCGCTTCTGAGCCTTCTGGAGCCAGAAATCCTTCAAAGTGGTATCGAAAGTTGGAGAGCCGTTGATTTCGGCGCGCCAATAATCAAACTCGTTACGCATTTCGGCTAAATTCATGTAAGCTCCTTCATGCGCCTAACTTCTTCGGCAAGACCGTCACATTCCTGCTTTTCAAGGAACTCTGCAACGTTTTCCCGAACAGCGTTACGTTCTCTCTGGCTATCTCCAACCCTGTAGAACGTTTTCTTGATGTGTGCAGGCCGTACAGTTGGATCTATGTACATCTTGTGTCCTGCCCTGCGTATCCTGTTAGAAACCGCTATATCATGACCTACATGACCTATTTTACCCAATGTATCAATGACCACCTCCGGGCTGAACCACGGGTAAGTCATGGATTCAAAAACGCCGTGTCGCATCGCTGTAAACCCGAGAGGAACGGCGGATACCTCTACAAGATCATCTCCCTGCGGGGGATCGAATACCTTTACATTGTAGTTGACCTCTTCATTCCATACGCTGTATGTAAGTACTTCTCCTGAATGAACATAAGTAGCTGAAAGTATATCGACCTTATTTTCATCCATACGCTCGATCATGCGTAAAGCGTCTTTAGGATCATCGAAGTACATATCGTTTTCATACCAGATCAATTTATCATACTGGCTGGCAAGAAAGAAGTCCGGATTCTGATACGGCTTAATGTCCCTGAACTGCGGACCCTTCGCCCCAAGCAATTCATTACAGGCCATGAACAGATAAGCCTTACTTTTCGGTATCTCTATAACTGTATATTTCTTAGCAAGTTCATTACGAACAAGCTGGAAATTAAAATGCCAGTCACCTTCGGGATTCCACAGGGGAACCAACAACAGAAGAAGAGGTTTTGCCATTTTGTCTACATGGGAAAGCTGTGCCACCAAATCAGGAGAAGTCCTGTACGGTCTTTCAATTCTGGTAATGTCGGTCTTTGTTTTCCACAGCACATAGGGTAACGTAATCTGATCCCTGTAGTTCCCCCATTTAAACGTCTCCCGATACCATGCAGACATAAGTTTCTTTAAACGCTTAGTATGCTTTCGAAAGATCATTCCATTATCCGACATTCCCCATTCAGCAGGGAACTTGCTTTTCTTATAGGCCGCAATTTGCCTGTCTATGGAGTCAGAATCAGCACGTTTCATGGCTTTGATTGCTTCGGCTTCAGCATAGATGCAGTCCCATCCGGGATGTTTGTACACGATCATGTCGTCCGTATTATCCATCTCTCTAAACGTCTGCTCTATAATCGGCCCTGTAATTTGCAGGTTAGCATCAATCCACATGCTGTACTTGTATCCCTCAAGATATTCCCAGGGATACATCTTGAACATTTTACCATGAAGACATGGTTCATGATCTTCTTTTGCTACTTGTACAATCTGCCATATTCCATGATCCTGCAAATCATCCCTGTCAGTAAAGCAAATAAAATCAACATTGTCTGGTCTTACATGAGGAATTGACAGATAATCACGATCACCAATAATAGCCGTATAGACAGCGATCTGTGGTATTTCAACATCGTCACGAATGAACGTATACTCATGTAACTGTGGATTCTTGGCCGTAAGCGTGAACCCCATTCCAATAATCTTGTTTACGGCCCATTGGATTTCATCCAGCCCGAACTCGTGGCTTTCATAATGCTGAAGATGTGCTCCATGAAACTCAACGATAATCTGACGTGCCTTGCGTAGTTTTGGCTTGTGAACCGTTTTCAGCATTTCGTACTCGGCACCTTCTGCATCAATCTTCAGGAGATCAATTTCATCATGCTTTGAAAGCACCGTGTTAAGAGAAATAACATCTACCTCGTAGGATTCGTTCTCCCTGGCTAACCAACTATCATCCCTGCGAAACAGCGAATCACTCTCACTCATCGAGTTTTCGCCATAGGTGTAGAACTTGGCCTTCCCTCTTTTTCCTGCGACAGCAACGTTTTTCAATGTGATCTTGTCGCCGTAAGTATCACGCAAGTGTTCTGCACTTTTACGGTTAGGTTCATACGCAAAGATACGGCAAGCTCCGTTTTCAGCTACACGCTCAATGAAGCCTCCAACACACGCGCCAATATCTACTACCACTGCGTTTTTAGGCAGTAGAAACGGATTAAACGAATGGTAAACTGCACCTGTAAGATTCATCATTCTCTCTTTCCTCCCAAACCTTTTCCTCCCGTTTTAAAAAGTGCAGCGCAGCGGGGCCGGGAGGAATTTGACCCCGCCACGCCTTTTATCGCGGCCTGAGCCGCAAAGTTGACTACAGAAGCAGGATCAACGCAAGTTCGTTCGCGGTATTGAGCTGGATACAAACGTTCGAGCGTGGCGTCATGGCACCAGCAGCAAACTCATCCTCACTCAGGATTGCGATTGACTTACGGACCTTTCCGAAGATTGCAGTAGTTGTGGACATCTGCACACGACTACCAACAACAGGAGCGTTGGCGGTTTCGTATGCGCACCACATTGCAGAACCAGCCTTTGTCTGAACAAACGCGATAGCTCCAGACGGATCAAGGAAGTCAACAAAACCCATCAGCTCGGCATCGCCGATAGCTGCGCCTTTTGCTTCCTTGGTCACTTGACCATCACTTGTCAAACGACAGGCGACTTGTGCAGCGGCAACATTTGCCGCACTGATATCTCCATCGCTTGCGGTTGTGATGGTAAAGGGGAGAGTTTCACCACGCTGTGAATCAGACTTGTAGATTCCTGCAACGAGGGTTTCGTTAGCTTTGTTGTTGTAACTCATGTCAAACCCTCCTTATGTGGTCAGGTAGTAGAAGTTGTTGTTGGGCTTCGTCATGACAACATTGGAGAACGTATGCAAACGCGCCCATTCCTGCGTTGCATTCTCGCTCAAGTTCCAGTCGGAGAGCTTGAAGATGTTGCCGGATACACCGATCAGGTACGTGGTAGCCGTATCAATCAGATACACACGCTTTGCGGTGAGGTTAGGATCGTGGATTACAGGGATTCCGCCAGAGTAGTAAAGTTCCGCATGAGGGATCTTACGACCACTATCGGCATCGAACCTGTAATATGCACTGTTTGTAGTACCAAGACCTTGCAAACTTCTACGATACCCACGGAACGTATCAGATCCCATGATAAACAGGAGATCGTTCAGGTTCGCTCCATTTGCCTGGACTGTATCTACCATTTCACCCATGATCGACACACAGAAATCTGCGGAGGTGTTGGTGATCCAGTTAGCCAGGGTACCCGTGTCGTAGTTTGAACGCCACTGGGTAATGGATGAACGAGAAATGTTTCCGTATGTACCTGTTTCAGTTGCACTTGTACCAAAACCAGCAATCAGGGACAGAACGCCAGCCTCTGAGCTGGTATTTGTTCCGATCAGGTCGGAGTTGATCGCTGAAAGATGAGTCTTGAACGCATTCCCAAATGCGGAAGTCATCAGGTTCATGGATACGACACCACGTTCTACTGAGTCGCCAATCGCCTGAGCCATTCCCCATTCATCGCTCGGAAGAGCTACGGGGGTATACTTGCGGTTCAGATCCCAACGCGCCTTGGTATATGCCTGTACTGGAGAGTTGGTAATGGGATTGACACCAGAACCATCTGTAGTACCGGACAGAGGACTGAATAAAACCGGAGACTCGTATGTACCGCGACCACCGAACAGATTAGACTTTGTCGACACCCTTCCATGGATGAAGTTGTTAGCCCAATCTTTCATTTGTGACGCAGCATCGAGTGAACCAGCCATAGCAACCTTGTAAAAAATGGCTGCTGTGGGATAGGCGGAGAAGTAAATGTCCATCAATTCCGGGCTACGCTCGGCGGGATGGAACGTCTCCAACCGGTTAAAATCAATCGTTACGTTATTAACTGCCACTGCTTAGTCTCCATGTAAGGAGACATCGCAGCCTAGTTTACCCTTAGTATGCCCTTATCTTTCATGAACTTAACATCAGGATTCGTGTCATCAAAGGGCTTCTTCGGTGTTGACAAGCCGCGACGTCTCGAAGTTGGTTCCTTTTTCGGTTCTTCCTTCTTCTTCGAGACCGTCTGTCCGCTATTGGCTAATGCCATTTTGACAGCAGGCTCCCACGGATTGTCCGGATTGCCTTTTGTGAATACCTCGCGGTATTGCTCCATCAATTCTTTTGCGGACTGACGAACCTCTTTGGGAACGTCCTCATAATTGCTGAGGACTGTTTCCAATTGCACCTTGTCAAGTTCTGCCGTCTGTTTACCTTCAAGCTCCTGTAGACGCTTTTCCAGCTTACGTTCGCGAGGCGTAGGACCATCGGACTTTTGGGGAGCAGGCAAATCATACTGTTCGCCAGTACTCGTATCCATCAAGCCGACGTTGGGATACCCCATTCCCTTCAGGAATCCGATCAGGCCACCGAGCAAGTCGGCGGGTTTCATTTCAAAATCCTGAACGATTGTCTTGAATTGTTCAGTCCACAGGCCGACTGGATCTTCTTCAAGAGCATCGAGATATGTCTCCAACTGTTGCTTTGCCTCTTCTAACGGCTTCTTTTCGTTTTCAATCCACGCATCATAATCTGACTTGAGCTTGGTGCCACCGATCAGCTTGGAAAACGGAACAGCTATCCTTTCACCTTTTTCGTTCGTTGTCCAAACCTTTTGATCGTTGGGGATCGTCAGCGTATCCGCATCGCCGCCTCCGGCTTCTTCCTGGTCAGATTGAGGGGTGTCACTTTCGTGGTCCTCTTCCTGGGTGTCAGGATCTCCACCGTCCTCGGTATTCGGGGCGATATTCTCTCCACCGTCCTGTGTTTCTTCTTTATGTGCATCACCGTCTGTACCTAGACGGCTCATGACAAATTCTTCATCCGTCATTGTAGACGGAGATTTTTCCTCAGTACTCATCTTTTCCTCCCAAGTAATCAAATGCTTTTCTTTCATTTACAAAACGCCTTTCTTCTCCACATTTTTTGCATTTATATATAGATACAGGATCAGAATACCATGATACAAAAGAAATCTCTGCTTTTCTTTTCATATCTATTCCGCACCTATGGCATCGAATAGGTCCAGACACAAGTTCTAAATTCTGGTCGTACATAATTACCTCCCTGCGGTCTTTTGCTGGCCTTGTACAGCCGCTTGTTCACGCTGAAACTCCTGGTCCTGCTCTTTTTTCTGTGATTCAATCTCCGCATCAATGAATTTCTCTTCAATGGCTCGCTCCTGGTCTTCGTCAGCCATTTCTGATTCTATATTTTGCTGCTCTGCAAGTTGCTGTTTTGAAGCATCTTGAGCTGCCTTCATGTATTCTTTAACTTTGTTTATAAGCTCATCTGCTTCTTTCGTGTTTCCAGTCAACGTACCTGCCAAGTCTATACGAGCTATCGGATCAGTTTCAAGAATGGTCCCGACAAGCATATTTGTAGCCGCTGTAATCCCAGAAAGTGTTTGCGCCATTTTCTCTTCACGTCCCAGCTTTGGAACCAGCTTGAACGAGAATACGGCATCTTTCATGACAGCTTGCGGAGTAATTCCATTATATTCCTGTGGATTCTCCAGAACTTCAAAGTACAGTATCCATCGGCAAACATCCGTAAAGAACTCGTCGCGAGATGTAAGGAATGACTCAAAGAACACCTCGGCTGAGCGTTGCAGCTTTTCGATAGCTATACCGCTGGAGTCTTCGCTGGGAGAGATCCCTTGTGTGGCAGGAGTAACCCCAGTGTTTTCGGACGCATCCTCTTTTATACTTGCCTTTATTTCCTCATAAATAGGAGGAGGTACGGGCTGGTCTATCATTTCGAATAGTGTAGGTTGATCTAATGCAAGATCCTCGCCCGGGTTATTCCACCATTTCTTCACTGCCTGTGTATCGTCCTTATGGAACTTACGTGCAGGGTTGTCAAGGTTTGCAAGGATCTGCGCCGTCTTGCTATTGATCCAATTATATGAAGCCTGGTTCCTGATAACATCAACATACAAAGACGGCTGATAAACCTGTCCGTTCAGGAAATCAAACGGGAAGTAGGCTACATTTGGTCCGGGCATTACTGAAGGCAAATCTTCAGGATCTTCAAGGAAATAGTCCTCGAACATTAACACACGGCTCCAACGAGGCAACCCAGTTTCATCGTCCACAGAATCCCTTACAAAACACTCCCATTCAGCTACCAGTCCGTCAAGGTCGGGCTGTGTTGACGAATACTCCCAATATGTTGGATTTCCGAACACATTTGTGATATACGAAACTGTTTTCTTTTCAAACACACCGGACAGCGTGTGTGTAGAATTTACTCCCACGATTCTGCGGCCCATCACCTTTGTGGCGCGTGGAAGAGATTCTTCATCTTTGTATCCAAGCTCTTTCAGTCTTTTTTCATATGTATCCCAAAACTCAGCAGCATCAACCAGTCTCCTGATAAACAGATACCTTCCCTTTGACAGGTCAGCACTGCATCCAAGCGCATTGTCAGGAAATACATCAAACCAGTTCAGGTATTCTACGTGCCTGTCCTCATGGATCATCGCGTAACCACCCGAACACAACAGTGTATCCGTAGAAATCTGCGCTATCTGAGGATATACAGACTGTGATGAAAATATTGAACTTATCTTTTCTGACGCTACTGTTGCCGCATCTTCCGAGATTTCACCACGAGGAACGACACGACATGATGGTTCTCCCTGAATGGCCTTTCCTCTGATGATCTTTACAGCTTTCTTAAACAAGTTGTTGTGCGAACTTGGAGCACGAGCAGAAAGGGCTATCTCTGGATGCCCACCATATAACTCACGGGCCTGTTCAGCCACGACAGCAAACAGACGCTGCTGTTCCTGCGCACGTTGCAGTAGCTTCTGGTATTTCTCTTCAAGTTCTGTCTGCTGCTGGTATGGCATCTGTTACTCCAAGATTTTCCAGTCGTGCCAAATCTCGCCCGTATTGTTCCCGAAAGGACGCATAAGCATTGGTTCTACTTCTTTGTTCAGGTCAGTCACAGCCTTTTTACCGCCTTTGAAGTATTTGATAAACACTTCGTCAGCATACCCAAATATCCGTTGTCCCTGTATTGCATCAGAATCCGATCCGAATAGAACAACTTTACGATGACACCATGCCCAGACTCCAGCCTGCCGAAGTTCTTTGAGGCGAATGTTTATCTCTTCAATCCTGATTGGATCTACGTCTCCGATTTTGGCAAGCTCTTCTGTAAGTTGCTGTATCTCAAGTGAATATCTTCGCTTCTTTTCGTCAACAATAGACTGTACGGTTGCCTGTAGATCCGCCTCATCAGAGTAAGAACGCTGGATACCCATATGATACTCACCAACAGGCGGAGGATCAGAATGGGGCCATTGAGCGCAGAGGGTGGCCTTACCGCCAACAAACAGCGTATCGTCTGCATGTATCGCCCATTCCCTGCCATTGATTGCCCGTAAATGTTCCTTGGGCATGTATGTCTGTTCGCTGTGTCTTGCTTTTAGTTCTGGCATGTTTCCTCCCTAATTTACAATGCCCGGACCTTCGCCCGGCTTTGGACGCAATGCGTCTATGTTTGGGTTGATTACCTCAATCTTACCCTCATGCACTATCACTTCGCTTTCTTTCATCCACTTTTCACGGGTCAATTGATTGGCCTTGTCGATACGCTTGTATATTTCTTTGTCAAGTTTAACCATATACTTGATGTTGTCAAATACAACAAACGTTTCGTCTTTGAAGATATGACCGCTAACATGAAACAGAATACCTTCGCGTCCATAACTTTCTGCGAACTCGATGTATTCTCCGATCATTTCTCCGCCACCTTGCATACCGATGACGATAGGACAACCCTTTTTAAATAAATCAATATGCTTCACGTTTTCCTCCCTATTGTTTACCTTTTCTGCGCCTTCGAAGTGCGCCATGTTTACCTTTTTCGATTTTGTTAAGCGTGCCGTAGACATACGCACCATATCTATCCCCAGTGAGACCTTTCTTTCTGGCCTCACGCTTTAGTGCTCTGTGTAGTGCTGCTGGCATCTTACTGTTTCCTGTCTTTAGGCTCAAATAAAAGTAACACTACAAAAACTAATGGAAATGTGAACAACCAAACATTAAGCATTGTTTGGTTATATGTAATGATTGCGCAAATTATCCACATCACCATGAATAAAAACGATGCAGCCAAAATACCAACGTATGTTTTTAAACTCATGTTTTCCTCCCACGGCATCTTACTGTTTCCTGAACAAGATTACATCGGGAACTATCGCAGGAGTTACAATAACTTCCACGTATTCCCAACCATCGTTTACATACTGTTCGATTGTAGCCGCGAGAACTGTAATGTTCTCGAACTCAACAGTCTTGTATGTCCACTTCTTTTTCGTTGACATCTAGTAGCTCCTTTTTACTCAGGCGGCTCGACATCATAAACGCTGTCAAGTTTTATGTCAGACTTGCAACAAATGATGTTTCTAGCCTTAAATACGGCATTTGCCTCGTCTTCTGCATCTACTTCAATTGCTATCCTGCAATTTCTGTAATCTTCACTTTCCGCACCGTTAAGAACGTTAAAAATGACGTTTCTCCATGCCATATCACCGTCTCCGATCCCCTCCCGAACCACCCGTCAAAGCCTCGTAATAATCAGGCTCGTTTTTCTTATATTCATTCATCTTAGCTTCGTAAGCAGCCTGTACCATCTCTTCGTATCCGCTTTCGTAGTCCTTTTGCGTAACAGCCATATATCCCACGCAGTCGATGAAGTCTTTCCATACCTCAACCACACGCTGCGAAACAGGATCTTCAGGGTTCTTGGACTCTTTCCATACATACCGCTCGAACGACTTGATTACATTTCGAGCCCTCGAGGACACCAACAAACCAGGATATCCACTGATTCCCGGTGTTAAAAGCCCCCTGATCGCCGTATGCCTGGCTTGCAGGTCTTTCACCCGGGCAAGCGTAAAAGACCGACCTGCGCGCCTGTAGAGCGTCTGTACGTCAACATCTGAGTTTAGTTTGTGTTGTGCGCCGAACTTCGGGTCCATGCCATTATATACAGTCCTGTAACCAAACTGCTTTTCACGCTCCTCGATCATCTTTACGACACCTACAGCACCACCAGTATATGACCGAACTTCATCCCACGGTATGATTGGCAAGCAGTCTATGGCAACCACTACCGGTCCGGGGAACGTTGCGAACCATACAACGGCAGGTTGCTTCCGGTCATGAGGATCAAGGAAGCAGGACACAGCGGGTGTACGGTCACGCAACAACATATCCACATCATCCTCGGGTATTACGTGTATTGACCTGTCCCACTCCTTGAACACACGACCCATAAGAGCCTTAAACCTTCCATTCACACGGGCCTCGTATTCATCAGGATCTCGTATACCTGCGATAATGGTATCAACAGTTGATCTTGGCAGATACGTATTATCTGTGATCGCTACATAGAACTCTTCGCTGTAAATGTCTTTATTGTCAATTACTTCGTCTATGTAATATCCCGCGCTCATGAGTGGTGTCATAGTCACCCATATGTTCGGATAGGGTGAAGTAGCGAACCTGAGCCATGTCTCACGCCATATTGCCAGGGGAGGCGGTTCATCGAACCAGCACCAGTCAAGCTCGACTGAAGCGAACTGCTTTACGTCCTGGTCATAAGTCATGAGATCAAATTCAGCAACAACCTTCCCGCCCCGCCTGATACGCCAGAAGTAATCCCATGTGCGCCCCTTACGCTGCACCTCTACCATCAGATCAGGAAGCAGCTCGTGCAAATACCCTGATATTGCCTCAAGCGCGCCTGCATCACCAACAATCCTCCCGCGTTGTGGGCGTTTTTCAGGTACATATACGTTCAGGTAAGGGTGCTCATTAGTAACATGCCAGACGGCTTCTTGCGCTCCTCCACGCGTTTTACCTGATCGGTTACCTCCCAAAATGGAGCGGACGTGTGCTTTCGATTGATGAAACTGGAGCTGCTTCGCATGTGGCTGATACGAACGCCACGGACGAGTCTTGCTGATCGTGTTCTCTATGGCAGCTAACGCCATGTCAGAAGCGGTCAACATTGCAAACACCAGTATGTAAGCGAACATCCGCACACTAACTACTCCTACGCAAACCACAATATCGAGTACACCAGCGACATAGCCGCTACGATAACCACGAACACCAGACCGAGCACCTTGAAGATCAGCTTGAACAGTGAACGCTCTGGATCATCTGCGTATGTCGGGGTCATTTCTCTTCCTCCAGAATGATGCCTATCTTTTCCCTCAGTAACGATAGATCCGCCCGTACATCGTTAATCAGGCCATATCCAGCCTTCACATCACCCTGGAGAAGCCCCACGAGCTTTATCATTCTGTGAATAGCATCTCTCTGCCCTTGCTCTACGCTGTTTGATCCGTAAATCTTCATCACTCCCCCCCAACGCGATCCAGCTCTCTCTTGTCATCCTCTTTTTCATCGTATTCTTCGATCAGACGATCCAGCTCCCTGGATTTTGAATTTACCCAGTGCTTCAGACCTAGCATTTCTGTGGCGAATAGAGATACAATAGGACTTTGGGCACCTAAGCATAGCCTTAGATCAGCAGTGTGTTTCTCCAGTTTTTCGGCTATATCTTCCACCGTCCTGAAGTCCTTGGGTGTCATGTCTACAGTGTTTGGTCGCATATTTCCTCCTCCTTGGCCTCGTAATCAGGGCAGTTGCCATCATTTTTGCTTCTACAATGACAGTATACCTCTAATCCAAATACTAAGTCTCTATGTAGACTTTTGATACATATAGGCTCATAATCTTTACGGTGATCGAAAGGCAGCTTTAAGCCTCTGCAATGCTTACACTTCGCGCAGATCGTGACGCTCATGATTGCCTCCGGTCGTATGGACCATATTCACCACCATGAAACATATACATTCTACGGCATTCGCGTAATTGCCCAGCGTGATCATTATATGCAAACTGATATAAAGAAACTTTTATTATTTTCTTAAACCAGTCACCTTTCCGCCGCTGCTCCTTGCGCCGATCGTTCTCCTTCACGAACTCTCCTGCATCATTGATTGGTTTACCGTCAACGTATATCTGGCATATTTTACCATCATAATCCAGATGTACCCAATGTGGACAGTATCGAAAATCCTTGCCGCAGATGTTACAGATACCGATAGGACTTGATCCGTCCTTTTTCGCTTGGAACGGCTTGCCGGGATCGGTTGAAGGCTCAACAATCATGGCGTACTGCTTCATGTCATCAACTAGCTGCCACAGCTTCTTATGCTCGCTTTCAGTCAAGCCATGCTCTGCAACCGTGCCGACCAAAAGCTCGTAATCTCGGTGTAGAGTTTCAATCGTGTAAGTGACGTAATTCATGATCTCCTCCCGCAGTATAAACGTTCTTGTTAGCCCAAAACCACGACTCTCTGTACTCAACTTTAGTCTCGATGGGAATGGATAACAGCCTTAACCATTCGCCTATAATCATTTGCGCAGCTTTACCCATTGGTTTATCAGTAGCATAAGGGTTCAGCACTCCGTAGTTGATAAAACGCGAACCCATGGCTATTCTCCCCCTTTGCTGACACTAGCAAAATGGGCCTCTTTCTTATCGTCAATCTTTCGCTTACGTAGATTCACCCAACCATCAAGCTCTGTGGCTAAATTAGAAATCCATGATACAGCGGGACTTGTATGGCCTAGCGTAAGCGTCATTGCTTGTGCCTGTTTTTTAAGCGTCATTGCAATCTCCTCAAGCTGACGCAAATCTTTATGAGTTAACTCGACATATTCAAAATTCTCCATGATTTAGTTCCTCCCAGGCTCTTCACCTACCAGCTCCTTCACGTGGGGATGCTGGTCTATCTGTTCAAATATCTGCTGTATCAGTACGAGTCCTTCTGGGTGAGATATAATGCGAGCAAAGCGATCCTGCATTTCCTGAGGCAAATTGCTAAGCCCACTGATCTCCAACTTATCTTTGAACAAACCAAAGTGGTGCGCAAGTTTATACAAAGCCTCGTCTCGACTATAGGTCTTAAATTTAAACTCGCCGTGCTTGGTTAGGTGAACTTCGGAAACATTCTTAGTATCTATGGAATCGCTATCTTTGGGGACAACTTCGATTTTTCCACGTTCATTTATGCGCCAGCCTAAATAGTTCTTAATGTCGTCAAATGCGATGGAGGCTATTTCTTTCAGGACTTTATCGGCTGTAATCTCTGTTCTAGCTTGTTGTTTTAATTTAGCTTGGTCTATAGCTTCAGCTATGTGAGGTTTTGTGAGGTTCTCGTATCCCATTTCTATAGCAGTATTTTTGCTGTACCCTGCTTTAATAGCTGCACGTCTGGCATTACCATCAATCAGGTATTCTGTAACAAACCTTTGTTGTTTGAGGGTGAGCTTAGATTTCTTACCCATATTACAACTCGTGTTTCGTGTGGTACGCGCTATGCAGCCACGCCGAAACGGCTGCAAGCGCAATAATAGTGATGGACAGCTTAATCATCTTCACGTCCTCCCGAAATTTCAATAATACCACACTTTTTATATTCTCCCATTTCAACCAATTTATCTAAAACATATTGGTTTCCGTTCAATAATGCCTTAGCTATTTGTGGTGAAACGAAGTAAATACAGTCTTTTGGTAATGCTTCGTTTATTTTTACTTGAATGTCCATGATTCCTCCAAAAATCTTAAATCCATGTCTTCATATAAATATACGCACATAGTGCTCTTGGAGTCAATAGCGAAAATAATCATTGTCACCACTTGACACATGACATGTTATGTGCTATGTTACAGTAAACTAACACTCGGCAAACACATTGACTCTATCGAGGAGCTATCATGACCGGGTCAGAGATCAAAGCAATGCGGGAGCGGAATGGGTGGACACAGTCCAGCCTTGCCTTAGCCATTTACGCGAAGCTGGGCACGTTTCCGCAGCCTGCGACATTAAGTAACTGGGAGAACGACAAGCAAGTACCATCCGGTCCGTACATGGTGGTGCTTGAACAGATCGAAGCTGAAACAAGAGGAGATGTATCATGAATAACAAAGAGCTCAGAGAAATTCTTAACCTTCACAAAAAATGGATAAATAAGGATGAAGGAGGAGTACGTGCCAACTTGCTCGAGGCCAACTTGCTCGGTGCCAACTTGCTCGAGGCCAACTTGCTCGGTGCCAACTTGCTCGGTGCCAACTTGTGCGGTGCCAACTTGCTCGAGGCCAACTTGCTCGGTGCCAACTTGTGCGGTGCCAACTTGTGCGGTGCCAACTTGCGCGGGGCAAATCTTGATTTTTCGTGCTTGACGCTTCATTGCGGAGGTTTACAAATGAAGATTGACAAAAGATTGGCTGTACAATTTCTATTTCACGCGATGGATCAAAAATGTGATGATCCTGAATGGCTTGAAATCCGCAACGACCCCAAAGTTATTGCGTTCTGTAACCTGTTTCATAGAACAGAAGTTAAAAGACTGTCCCACAAGCACTAAAACGAAAGGGAATGTATCATGAGTGCTTACAAGATCGCACCATCGTTTGAAGAGCTTGAGGTTGGATGTGATGTCTGGAGTAGCGGGTATACAATGATCTCACCACCGAAAAACACGCACGGTAAGGTTGTGTATATTCGTAAAAATGTATATGATGTTGTGGTAGAGTTTGATGATTGGGAAAATGGACATGATGGATACGATGGAACACCGCCATCTCGTTTCCTATTAGACAATAGCGAGTCAAGATGGTGGTGTACCAATAGTCACCTTATCCTCGATCCACCGGACGAATGATCCATAAAGCCACCAAGCCCCGCATCGCGGGGTTTTTTATTGCCTAAACGTATGTTATATCACCTGTTTTCAATGCTATGATCGGTAATTTCCAACACTCGTCTTTAAGTATTGGATGTGCAAATGTACTATTATCCTGATAATACACTCTGTTTGTTTCAGGATTAACCAATATGTATCCAGCGGATAAAACACTTGGAATATCTACAGACCTGTACGGCCTGTGTTGCTTATCCGCTACAAGGTAATAATATGCTGGATGCCTGATGATGTTCACGTATCGCTCCTAAAATGGAAATTCGTTGTCCGGCATGTTTCCATCAAGGGCCGGGTTCGGTTGGTATTCTGGTGGTGGTTCTGGGTCCGGTATGTCATTTCGTGGAGGAGGAGGTGGAATATATCCCTGCTTTTCCGTGTTTTTACCGGGGAAGAACCTTTGCCTGCGCCCGTCAAATTGAAGTTCAATGGGAGGAAGTAATGGCCTATTCCTGTTCTTCAGCATAAGCAATTCAATCTCCCTCATTTCTCCTTTCTGGTTTTCCTCATCTTCAAAGAATGTCTTTCCAGTATCATGAATACCCAGGATCACATCTGCATCTTGTTCGATCATGCCAGAATCTCTAAGGTCTGACATTACCATCTTGGAATTTGGCCTGTGTTCGATGTTCCTGTTAAGCTGGCAAAGAAGCAGGATTGGTATGTTAAGCTCCATAGCAAGATGCTTCAACGTATACGATACATGGCCTATACGAAGGTTCTGGGATTCAAAAGATTCTGTACTGGAAGGCTTCATTAGTTGTAAATAGTCAACTACAAGCATTTTAAGATTATGTTTTCTATGAAGAATTCTAGCCTGCACCTTCGCCTGGTCAACGTTTACGCCTGGAACTTGGCTTATGTGTAATGGCAATTCACGTATTTTATCGGCTGCATCGTTTAGTTTTCTAAATTCCTGGCCATTCAAACCCTTGAATCCTACCTTAGGTCTAGCGTTAGGCATTTGTATTTTGGTTAGTTGAACTCCTGAATAATTGGCCAACAGTCTTTGCATAAGCTGTTGTGCTCCCATTTCAAGAGAAATAACGCCTACACAACCCTCTTTCAAGTTCTTTGCTGCTTTCAAAGCGATGTGCATTCCTAGCGCGGTTTTACCCTTTGATGGTCGTGCGGCAAGTATTACCATCTCTCCAGCCCAAAGACCGTCAAAATAGTCCAGTTCATCAATGCCGGTCATCACGCCGAACACTTGTCCTTCGAGTTCAGCCTTATAGTATATCTCTGCCATGGTATTGTCTACAACAGAACGCGAGTCTGCAAAGAAATTACTGCGAGATCCACTTTCCTGTAATGCCTCGAGACTGTGAATAAATTTGCTGGTAATCTCCTTTGGATCAGCAGTTATGTCAATTGAATTTCTGCTTAATTCCATGGAAACGCGATGAAGTTCACGAAGTAAGTACTTATCCAACACTGATTTAGCATAGAATTCAAGATTAGATGGAATTGGAGTGCTTTCTGCAAGCTCCGTGATGTAAAGATTGCCTCCAACCTTTGGTAAGTCACTATTTAGCTGTATGCTTACTGAAGCAAAATCAATAGTTTCGTTTTGATTGTGAAGCTCTAGCATTGCCTTGAAAATTCGGGAATTCTTGGGATCTTTAAAGAATTCGTGCCTGATTTTGGATACGAGTGCTCTGTCCATGGCATCAGGTTCAGAAAGTATGGCTCCCAAGACTGCCTTTTCTGCATGAATGTCACAAGGAGCCTCATACCTGTTTTCGTGTTCCTGGTTCATAGGTCTTCATCCATGAGGTTTAGAAGTGAATGTTTCGTTTCTTCATGAACAGGCTGGACAGTTTCTTTCTTGTGAATCTTCGCCGTGAATTTTTTCTGACGCTCATACTTTGGTGTCAGGAAGTTGGTGAATATGGACATCGGACGTTTGCATTTCGTTTTCTTGTCTGAAAGATATTCTCTGAATGCCCAGAATTTTTCTTCGATATAATCCGGTGGGTATTTCTTGAACCATTCCTGAACTCGTTGCCGTAAAGTTTCCTCTTTGATTTTCACCTTACGTTCGATCAGTTCAGGACACGAAATAAATTTTTTCACGAAGGTCTCCGTTTCCGTTCCGGAACCTTCGTTAGAAAACCTATTGTTTATATATAACTGATTAGCAATTTCCGTGCCAGGTAAAATTTCCGTGTTTTCCGGTTTATTTTCTGAAATTTCCGTGTTTATCGTATTTTTTGGGGAACCTAATTTCTGAAATTCCGTGTTTATCGTATTTTTTTGGCATAGCTTTAATTTGTGACCGTGCTCCTCCCAGAGCCCGTACTTTTCACCTAAAACCCACCTGAAACGACTCGATTCGCTCCGTAAAGCAAGGTGATCTCGGATCACTTTTTTCGGAATGAGTCCATCCGGATACCCGTACTGAATTATATCAATCGTGTACAGTATCGGGTACAGTTTATCCCGATCCTTAGGGTCGATGTTGTTTATCCCCATTGTTCCGCCATTGCGTTTGCGATCCCTTGAAAAGTAACGCTTCTGTCTCTTGATCTGTTTGGTCCAGGTGCCATGTGATGTATACGAGGTTCACGACCTTCTACAATATTAGTTGGTATAAGTTTTGGAAGATTAAACAGCCATAAACATGTTGCTTTAGTTTCTCCATGTCCAAACATCCACGGTTGTATGATCTGGTCAGGCTTTCTGATTCTTGTACTGATTATACTTACCGGGTTTTCAAGAGCTATTTTATTTATCGGCGCATCAAGTAATTTTTTCACGAAATCCAATGATTCAGCTTGTTCATTTTGTTTATACTTAAACCATCTTGCTCCAGAAACGGCTAAATGTGTACACGGCGGGTGTGCTATCATTAAATCCCATCCGTTATCAAGTATATCAAGAACATCACCTTGAATATGATACTTTGGATCTGCGTCAGTGGGTAAAAGATCGCAAGACCAGGCATCGTGACCACGTTTCCTGAATGCGTCCCTTACTATCCCGCTGAACTCACAAGCTACTAAAACACGCATGTTTTACTCCTGTTGTGGATAGGGTTGGTCATTTGGTGGCTCTGGCTTGGTCAAGATCTTTCTTTATCTTATTAAATATTCTTATTAAGTGTTTTGGTTCTGTTTCATCTGTAATTTCTACGTTAACATCAACAAAAAAATCACCAAGTATCGTGTTTATATTGTCAATTTCATCTCGCAACTGCTTAACCTCTTCCCTCAGCTCGTCAATCTCCTCGAGAGCGGCTACTAATTCATTATAGGATATTGGGACTTGAAGCTTAAATTTCCAGTCACCGTTTTTTCTTGTTTCGTAACTGTATCGTAGAGATTCTATATTCTTCTCCCGCTCTTCCTTACTCATCTTTCCCATGATCGCCTCCTGTAAGTTCCTTAACTAACTGTTCATACTGCGGATGTGTCCGAATATCTTTAGGGTCGTGCTCCACGCAGTAGTACCTGTTGCCACGCTGCACACCTCCGATACACTTGCACCGTTCTCCAGCTCGCGTGATGCCCCAGCATCGCATCCACGGCTTATGACGAGGAGCCAGTAGATCCATCACGTTCCCCATCTTCTCCTCGCGCTTTGACTAACAGTTTGCGTATGTCATCAGCTCGCATTTTCAACTCATCAAACGACTTATTATAAGCACCTCCGAGCCTATCAAATGTAGATATCATATTATCAAAAAAATCAAGCTGCTCTTTAATCTTATAGTACATCTCGGGAGCGACTGCGATAAGGTTGGCGTTGGCAAAACACGCTTCATCTGTTGGGTACATATCCGCTTCTGGAGGACAATTCCATTGCCCATTTGCTATAGCTATGAACCCGTGGCCATCGTTGACGTGTCCGCACTTTCCGCAGTGGCATCTCCTCCACGGTCCCGGCGTGAATTTCTCTTTCATTTCTCCTCCAATCTTTCCCGAAGTTCTCTGTTTTCCTTCAATAAGTTCTGCTTCATCGGCTCCCAGATGTCATTGCTTTCCTTCAGCCTTCTTGTCAATGTCCTGATCTTCTCGTCCTGGTTAAGCACCAGCTTGATAAGCTGCGTCCGTTCTAGCTTGTATATGGCCTCTGCGCGGCTTTTATGCCCGATGTTAGGCAGACGTGCCTTGGTGCGTTTCTTCGCGTCCACGGGCTTCGCACGGCTATTGTCGAGGTCGCGCTGGGTCCAGTTCATAGCGATAACTGTTCCTGTTTTCTCGGCAAGTTCAACGCCTTGCGAACCTCTTCCTCCTGTTCAGCAGGAAAGCTGAACTCGGTTGGAAATCCTCCGGCGCGAAGATAATGGAGCGTTTCGCTTGTAAGCGAAGATTTAGCAAGCAGTTCCTGAACACGCTCAATCTCCCGAACGTGCTGCTCCAGAAGAAATGTGATCGGTATACCGTAAACCTTCGGCGTGACGTACAGCCGACCATCGCGCTCCTCGATATCAAGATTGCAGCGTAGAGACATGGCTATTTCTCCTTGTCTTTTTCCCCAAATTGTTTCAATATTTCAAGTGCTTTATATGCTGCGCTTTCAACGTCTGCCATTTTTTCTAGCTTTTCTTTTAATTCTCTATTTTCTCTTTTAATTTTATAATACATATTAATTGCATGATTTCTCTCCATATTCATCGTTTCACCAAATTCTAGCTTATTTCTAATTTCGTAAAGAAGTTCAATTGTTTCTTTATCATTTAATCCTTTTTCTTCAATTTTTTTGAACTTATTGTGAGCTTCTAGTGTATCATTATGGATAATAAAATATATACTTGCTAAACAATAATTCATTTCTTCTAGTTTTTTGGTCATGACATCCTCCTAATGTTTCTGATGTTTTTGTATTAAAAATACTAATGGTACCATATAGATTATATACCAGATTAATCCTTTTCCAAACAAATTAATAGAATCATGAAACAACTCACCATTAAACACGCTTACGTTAAAATTTTCATAAATAAACATTGCGATATGTGCTAAAATAAAAAATAAATTTACCATAAATTGACAAAAATACAATGCTGCCATAAACGTGCAAGGAACTACTATAGCAAAACACACTGTAGTCAATGTTAAAAGTACTATTTTCGCCATGACATCCTCCTGAAGGTTTGTGCGAGGGGCGGGAGTCGAACCCGCATGCAGGTTTCCCTTCGTCGGATTTTAAGTCCGATGCGTATACCAATTCCGCCACCCTCGCATTGCGGCCTCAGGGAGTTCGAGCCGCAATAGATACGATCACCTCACCTCCGTTTAGTGCCCGGATTGTGCGCTCCGGGATGCGCTTCCTCTATGCGTTGGCTGAACCAATGTAGCGGTTTTTTTCCCTTATTTTCAGCAACCCAATTGGATCGAGGATAATCCGAAATAAGGAACCTGTTTCTAGCCTTAACCACACATGATGTTAAAATGCTACCATCAAATGTTTTACGCAGATACAATCCCGGTTCTTTCGGAACCTCTCGCGTCCATTCTACCTTGAGAGTCTTCATGATGTCTCCTTTCCGTCCGTTTCGTCAGTAAATATCCTGCAAGCATCTACGATTTTTTGTCGCAATTCTTTGCTTTCGACATAATTGTCTCCGGGCATTACGTGAATGCGAGATCCATGCATTTTAGGATCTTGAACTCTTACAATACCTTGTTGAACAAAATCGAGTAATGGTCCAGCACTGTCTGGTGTGTCGGTTATTTTCTTGTGTGGCAAAACGTCCTGCAAATAGCAAAGAGCGTCTTTTCTGTTTGATGTTGCGAAATGGATATACATCACATCCTCCTATTTGTTTTCCGGTATACGTTCACCCGTGTTCAGATCGTAGTCTCCCGAGTCAATTGCAGCTTTCACCTCTTCGTATTCACTCATCGTATCAAGAGAAGGCTTACCTAATATGTCGCCTATGATTACCGCGAGAAAATCAACAGGATTCATCCCATCACATTTTTTCTCTGACATCTTCTTGTCAACAATAGCGATAAGTTCCTGTTTTTGCTTCCTTGTTACAGGCGTTTGCTTGGACTCTGACGTATCTCCGCTTCCATCTGACTTGCTTCGAGATTCATCGCCGTCATACGGTTCGCCAAACAGTTCCGCGATCATAGGGAAAGCGTTCATGACGGCTTCACGCAACGCTCGAGTATTAGCCTGCTTAATAGCAGAGTTGATGGTTGTTGTACTTTTTTCCTTAACCCCACATGCACCAAATCCCTCTCCAACCATAATGTCTCCCCTGAACAGGGTGCATTTACGGAAAATGGTACCTTGCTGGCTTCCAAGCATTTCCCAAGTCTGCGTATCCGGCTCGTGTTTCGGCTGAAGTCGCAGAAGATCAAGCAAAAGCATGAGACCGGTCTTGTATATCATGGCCTTTGGCTTCCATTGCGTAATCGGATAGGATTTTCCGCCAATTAAAAGGTTTCCTTGAGCATCATACTTTGCCTGACATCCTGGCGGAAACCCGTAATGCAACCCCTCTTTCATGTGCGAAAGCACCCACTCAATAAATGACGATCTACGCGCATCGTATTCCTTGAGCTGCTCTAGCATTTCCTTGACGGGAAGCAATTGTACCGCACCGCCATACTGTTGAACAGGCGCAATTTCCTGATATTCAATGATCTCTGTTGCTTCAGTCACTTTCTATACCCTCCTCTTTCAGCCTCCACATAGGAGTCTGTATGGTTTCCACGAAATCTTCATCTTCCCAGTTGTTCGTCTCGTGAGCGTTACGCCATTCATACAGAGCAGAACGATAATGAACCTGCCCTAGCTTAATCCCGTTATCATCGAAATTAAACACCTTAACGATGTGTGGAGGATTTTTGTCAATAACGATGAATCTGAAATCGTTTACATCAATTCCGTGCGCATGCGCCCCAGCAAGATACATAGCAGCCTGAATGTGATAACTATACCCAAACGCATCATACTTGAACTTGCGCACGTCTCGAGATGTCTTCAGATCAGCCAACATGTTCGGCAACAGCATGTCAACACGAGACTTGCATAATACGTTAGTCTCCTCATCGTGCCATACGAACGCTACCTGTGATTTCATCTCGTTATTACGCAACATCTGGTCAGCGTACCAATTCTTAGACAATGCGTACTGCATGGAGTAAAGTTGGAACTCTTCAGACTTGGAAATATATGTTTGGTTTGGATGTTCTTCCTCGAATTGCGCTAAGGTCTCCTTTCCTTCCTTGGTTCGCTTGTTCACTTCAGGAGCGACCGCGTACATCTGCTGGTAAAGTTCAGGCTCAAAGATCAGATGGTCAAACGCAGATCCTAGACGTAAAGCGTCCGTTTCCTCTCGTGGATTGTCTTTCCAGTACCGATATTCCTGTCGAGACCGGGCAAGAATCTTCAGCGATGAATACGAAGCTGCATCCCAAGCGCGGTACACTGGCTCTGCTACATCTTCGTATATGCCTGGTTCAGGAACACTCACAATTCACCTCCTCTCCACTTTTCCTCAACAGTTACCATGAGGTCGAGGAAATCGGTGCCAATATTTATGTCGGACGAACCTTTTTCAAAATTAAGCGTACAAACATATTGATCGTTGAATTTAGCTAAACCAACAACAATAGAATTATCCAGCAGCTCCTCTAGCAGGTCGCAGGCTTTTTCGGCATTTTCTAGCTTCACCATGCGCTGCTCTTCGTATCGCTTCTGCATCTCTTTACGGTGTTTTTCGTTCATGACTCCCTCCGTTCTTTTAGCAACTTTATCGCTTTCATCAAAGTGTTGTAATAATAGAAGTTTTCTCTATCTTTTTCGTGATTTGCGATTGATGTTATTTCTCCGATTAAGTCACAGCCTTTATTGTCTTCATTCTTCAACTCCTCGAACTCTTCCGGCGTGATTACGCGGTACTTGCGTCCGGCTGGTTTTGTGATAAGATTTAATCCGACCCTTTTTGCGCCACTATTAAATACATTCCACTTTATTCTACATGGAACTGATCCAAACAAAACCTTTGATATAAATATGTCTCCATCATCGAACATTTCTTCAATCTCTACAACACCTCGATCCTCACCACGCCACACCAGCAGCAGGTCGCCAACCTTGTACGGCCATTCGGTCACGGTCTCTTCGGAGACGAGGTATTTGTCGTACCAATCATTTGGAATATGAGCTGGGTCTTCAATTCCAACAGTAGTAAAATTTTCTCTTCTTTTGATCACAGGCACCCTCAATGTCGCCCACGTGGTTTTCTTAGGCTCGGTCATGATTTCTCCTCCTTCGCCACGCGCATCCATTTCGGAAGGCGTAACAGCTTTGCGGCGTTGTAAACGGTAAGGCTCGGGTAACTATCCGGAATTTCCGGACACTTGACATTTTCCGTCAATGCACGTCTGAAGTTGATAGCCTTGTATTCAGACTGTAGGTGCAT